GGCGTATGACAAACCAATAGCAGACGTGTCGCCACCATAGATAGCCAAAGAGGCGGACGTGGGCCCAATAGGCAACGACTCGCCAGCAGCTGGATTATACGAGTTGCCGGCCCAATAAATGTTGAGCTGCCTTGCCAACGGAGACACGGCCAACACGCCAGATGGCGTGCTGATGACCGTTCTTGCCGTTAGGGTGGGCACGGCTGCGTCGCCGCCAACGATGGGCTTGCAGAGCTCAATGTCGTACGAGACCCAAAACTCGCCCATGGTCGTGTTGATCGTACCAGGGAGTCCCGATGTGGCCAACTGAAAAGTGCCGAAGTCGAAGAAACGCCTATCACTAGTGGCAGACGTATCGTAAGAACTATCACGCACGTACAACATATCCAGAGTGCTGTACTTTGGATCGCATTCAATGGCATGAATCAAGCTTTCTGACGGCTTGCATGAAACGGCAAACTCAGAGTTTTCAAGCTCAATTTTGCTGTTGTACACGCGTTCGATGGCGTCGTAGTTCGTCGCCATCATGATAGTACCCAATGGCCCGTTGGCAGAATAGTCGCTCGTCATTGTCTTGAATGTGAAGACCATGCCGTGAATCTTGTACTGCGAATATTGCCTAGCCATTTTTGCCAACCATGGAAACATTTGTGAATTACCCGGATTGATTTTCTGTGCATAAAACACGTTGAAATCGGTTGGGTTTGTTGGGACCCTAACGTCCGAGATAAACTCACGGTGCACCACACGAATACTATGCTCGTTCTTGACGAACTGCGGCACCATATCCACGGAAGCGGAGACCTTGCTCAAGCTATTCTTCTTAACCGCGTAATTGCCGTAACCAGAGATTGCCGACAAGCCCGCGCCGAGACCGCGACCAGCCAACCTGCCCAACGTACCAAACTTGGCGCCCATCTGCTCGCCCTTGTCCGCAAATCCCCCCTTGGGATACGAACTCAAACGTGCATCCATCTTCTGCATCATAGAACGCAGCGAGCCGATACTTTCGCCTGCGGGTGGTGCTGACTGCGCCCTTTTCCTAGGGACGCCCAATTTGACGGGCCTGGCACTCTTTTTCTTCCCGACCTTCACTCCTGAAGTTTTCCCTCCTTTGCGAACCATGTTTAACGTTTTGGTTCAAAAACCAACCCGCCTCCCTCCTAACGTTAAACTCACAAAGGGTGCTGTTGTTAATGCGGCCACGCTCCGCTAGATGCTGGTTGGTAACGCGGTCTAGCTCCGCTGGTGGCGACCTAGTTGTCCACCTCGATAATTGAGGCGATGATCGAATTCGTGAAACAAACCCGCCCATCGACGTAATCCCTCCACACTTCCGTCACCGCTTCGAATATCTCATCCCTGCCGAATCCGTACCTTATCCTTAGCAAGTCGTCCTCCAAATTACGATCGGGCCCGACGTCGAAAACTGTCGCATACTCCGTGAACCTGCGCTCCTCGAGGTGCACTTTGCCGTGCCCGACGCACCTGTAAGCCGTCTCAGCATAATGTGTCAAGACTGAGGAGTGACGTGATTCCGCCATCAAACTCAAAGCCTTGCTGCGCAAGCTGACATCGGGTGGGTGCCCCAACTTGCTCAAGCCGAAGCGGAAGAATACCTTGCCTAGCTTGGGGCAAGCTCCGACGCTGCCATCCTGTAAAGGGACTGGGTAGCAAGAGCAGAACTCACACCTGTGATAATTGGCCTGATCACCGACCTGCACGCCCTGCTCATCAACAAATTCGTAAACCACTCCGACCTTCACTGCCATGCGCTTGAGAATCGTGGCGAAGTCCTCGACCGTT